CCATTAGTAGAGTCCTTGTCTAATCCTTCAAAGTGGTATAGAAGTACAGCATAGTGTATAATCTTCTCAATGTCAAGTCTGGTAGTACCTTTCTTATCATAGCGTGATGCATACTTAAGTATGTTACTACGACAGAATGCAGATGCATCTCCTACTGCTTCAATAAGATCTAGAGTCTGTACTCTATCATTGTAAGCATAGTGAGAACTATATGTTCTCCCAATGTAGTCCTTAGTCTTTTCTAAGATTTTATCCTCATTGTACTTATAATGCACAGGAGGTTTTTCTAATTCTGGTGGGCAGTTACTTGTGTCGATAGTGACATTCTCAAGTGTAAGTTCTTCCCACCTACTGTTGGAATATGTTCCAAGTCCAACTTCTTCATAAGATCCATTAATGGATATTCCTCCATCTGGATCTCCTTTCGATTTTGAAAGGTTTTCCTCATCATCTGGTCCGTACATTTCGTCGTAAAGTAAACTCCAAGAATTAACCATAGGTAAAAAGAAAATCGTTAACAAAAGACTCTGATTTCTCTTTACCAAACTTACCTGAAAGATATCCTCTAACAGGATCAAGTTTTGTCATGTAGGCATCAAAGTCTTTATAAACACTAGTATCAGTACCAGTAGGTTTCTCCAATTCTAACATAGATTTGTACTTAGTCAAGTACTCTTTAAATGTAGATAGGTAAGCATTTACTTCTTCAGGTTTACAATACCTTACAAAGATATTCTTAGAGAAATGATTACCCATCTCAAAGAACCTATACTTACCATCATCTTCAGGCAGTCCATCAACTGAGAATAAAAAATTCTCTACTGGATGCTGGAAGTCAAATACTATAATAACTTTCCTATCACTAAACTTCATCAAATCCATACCAAAGCAAGGAAGGTTATGTCCAGTCTTAGGATAAAGAATAGTATTGTATATGTCAGCATTAGGATCTGTAATGTGAGCTTCTCTTGCCTTTATAAAATGCTTACCAGTGCGAATGTTTGCTACTAGTTTAGCATCTTTAGCTTCCCATCGTGCCCACTCCTCAGTCACTTTTAACTGAGGGAAATCATCGAAGAGTGCATCAATGTAATCTTGCCAAATTGTCATAAAGATTCCCTCATTTTTCTACGAAAATTAACTAACATATCCAATTTATAATCTGTCAATCTGCCAACATAATATCCCTTCTCTCCTAATATTTTGGATCCATCATCCAATACACTTATAGGACTGATCAATGATATTGTAAACAAAGTTCCAATTTCATCTATGACCCACATATCTTTCTTATGATAATTTAAAGATGCATTCAACGCTTGTACTCCACCCTCCATATGATTAGGATTAATGAAATCATAATTAGATTCAGCTACAACCAGTATAAGATCATATTCTTGTGGTGAAAGAAATAAATCACATTCCCTAGCCACTACAGACCAATAAGAATATGCGTTATCATAGTCATAAACTTTAACTGTCTTTACTTTTGCTTTCTTAGCAAAAGGGCACCTAGGTCCAGTGTAGTTTCCACTATTACCAGTATCTGGTGCATCCAAATAATGTAACCAATCAGTTAAATAATCTTCAAAATTATTCAGGTTCATATTTGTAAGGACATAATAATGATTCAACAAGTGCCTTAGCGGATGGGTTAGCACCACACAACTTGCTCATCCAGATCCTTTCTTCTAAGGATACTGGCACTCCATCTGTTGTAATCATTCTACAACAGATGTCAGTGAGTTCTAATCTATACTTAGTACTTAACATGGTTCATCTTCCTGATAGATGTCAACATCTGCATCAACTTTATCATAAAGTTCTAGGAAAGACTGCTTAGTCTCATCATCAAAACGATTCAGACAAACTTGAATTGCTTTCACTTTATCATTCCAAATACTATAAGCACGAAGAATATGAACTAAACGACGAGTAGAAATAACCTCATCAATACCACCATCATAGAATGTCTTACGAATGATGTCTGCCCAATCACATAAACGCTTACAGAAATCAATATCTGTTACCCCTAGATTAGAAGCAATTCTTCCTAAAATCTTCTGCTCAATATTAGCAGAAGGATATTCCTGTTCAAAAGTTACAGGGAATCTTTCAAGGAATGCCTCATTAAGAACATTAGTACCAATGAACCTACCATCCTCAGAACCCTTACCCTTAGTATTTGCAGTTGCTAAAATATTAAATCCTGGAGCAGGTTCAACAAACTTACCAATCTTCTTAAGGAAAATACCTTTACCTTCTAATACTGGTTGTAGACATAGAATCTTATTAGATGCCAAATCAATTTCATCTAGAAGGAGTGTAGCTCCCCTTTCCAATGCCTCGATAACTGGACCGTTATGCCATACAGTGTTGCCATCAATAAGACGGAACCCACCAATAAGGTCATCCTCGTCGGTTTCAATTGTAATATTAACTCTGATTAACTCTCTATTTAGTTGAGCACATGCCTGATCAACACTAAAAGTTTTACCATTACCAGAGAGTCCAGTAATGAATACGGGATAGAATAAACGAGATTGAATAATCTTCTTTATATCACCAAAATTGCCAAACTTAACAAAGGTATCATCCTTTACTGGAACCAAATTCTGCTTATTAGATACAACCTGTTGCTCCAATTGTTCACGAGCTTCTTGAATAGTTAAATCCCATTTGCCACGAATAACCTGATATGGTTTTAGGTGACGAGTAACAGTAGCATAAGAAATATCTTGTGCAGCACAATATCCTTTAATATCAGCAGTAGTGATCTTATTTCCATAAGTATCACGAAGAGAATCTACTAGTTTAGAAGCATCAACAGTCATAATGATCTTTGTTTGTATACAACTATTATACTGCAGATATCGTTGGATATTTGTGCTAGTAGACAGTTCTTAAAATGTCACAGAGATGTTAACAGAAGAAGCTCCAGATTCTTTAGCAGACCTAAACACTTCTGCCAGAGAATCCTGATCAGGAGCATAAGAAGTATTCAGAACATCAGAGATTGGATCAGCAGATTGTGCTGCAGCATAAACACTGACAGGAGTAGCAACAGGCTTAACACGAGCACGACTCTTGCGAAGACTCTTTGCTTTAGGCTTAGACATAATCCCAGGGAAGACAGAAGCAAAAACACTTCCTTTCAATTTCTCATCCCTCTTACCAACCTCACGACTAAGAGTCTCACGGAAGTATCCTACCAATGTGTTCTTAGACTTAAGGTGAAAAGGTGCTGCAAGATTCTTATGATCTTCACAAAAAAGATCCAAACCAAACATCTGAGTCCACTGATCTACTGGAAGCAAAGTCTCACCAATCCGAGCATTTGTTCTAACACGCTCAAGATTCTTATTGACCCAGCTAGCATATAACTCAAGAGAATCGTAGATAAAATTTCTCCGAGCAGTAACTTGCCCTAACATTTCATGATCACCGTTAATAAACTAGGTTTATTATATATGGGTTTTCTCCGATTGTCAAGCGATCAAGTCAACAAACTCATTCAAAATTTTCTTATTAGTCTTCTTAGCAGCAAGAGACTTTTTAAAGGCACTCTTAATCTGTGCTTTAGATGCATCTTCCTTAACCTCAAAATCTACATCATCATTCAATGCAGATGAAGAAATCCCAAAATACTTACCATATCCAGTACCTTCTAATGAAAAACTCTTATTCTTTTTCCATTCCTTTCTAACCTTTTCATAACTAGATCCATAATCAAGTTGCTGATGAATAAAGGTTTTAACATCTCTGTTAGCAAGAACACGAAATCCAATAAAATTAACTTCTGGATACAAACTCTTAAGATCAGTTAAAAGAAGTTTAGTAAAGTCTGTCCAATAGTGACCGAACTTAGTTATTCTACCAGTCTTACGATTCCTTAAGAAACAATTGGTATGAATACCAGCACACCCCATATATGGATGATCCTCCCAACCTCTTTTTACTATCTTATTCCTTCTTAAAGTCTGTGCTTCTCCATCAGTAAAAATAATACACTGAACTTTCTCTGCATTAGTACGCTTTTTAAAATCTGGGATGATTTGATGAAGGGCAATAAGAGATTCATTTAAAGGAGTACCAGACAAACTTAACTGTCTAGGAACACTATACCAAGTATTACATCTCCGTGACATATAATATGCCATACGAAATAAATTTCTAATATCCAAATCCAACTCCTTAGAAGAACTTGAAATGATATTCAATAACCCAAACTCATTTTGAATATAAAAGTCATGCTCTTTACGCTCACATTTTACACCTGCCCTTACTTCTCCAACAAACCATTCATTACTGAATGCATATACATCAAAAGGAATAGATGTCTTCTTACAAAACCAAGCTAAATTAAGCAATTGCTTAACTGTATCTAACAAAGTATTAGCCATTGATCCAGACCAATCTAATATAAAGATCAACCCATGATTCTTACCATCAGGTAAAACAGTTACCTTCTTAAATAGATCTTCATTAAATTTATAAGTATGTAACTTACCTAGATCAAGAAGTCCAGTTCTAGAAGTAGCAGAACGAGCATAAGCACTAGCAGACTTCTTACATTCAAACTCTTTAACAAGATAATTAACTTCCTTCTGAGCACTCTTTTTAAAAGATTCGTAATCATTATCTACATCTTCAAAAGCATCTATAAAAGGAAGATCATGTTCTCTCCTCATTTCATTACGAGCTGCTTTTTCAATATTCCAATAAGTTTGTAAAAATTCACGAATATCATCAGTAGAAACAATAGTGTTCTCTAAATTAATCTTAGGTACTTCAACATAAACAGTCTCCGCTGCATTAGTATCAACTAGATCCTTTAACTTATTCTCCAAAGAATCAACAGTCTCAGTATCAAAAGGATCACCACCATGCTGACCACCCTGAGACTGATCAGATTCTCCTACAGTCTCTTCCTCCACAGATTCTTCAGACTGCCCTTCCTGATCCTCCTGAGTGGGAGTAACAGGCATTGCCACATCAGTATCTCCAGTAACAGAACTATCAAAGTTATTTGCAGGAGTCTGAACCTGTATTAATTTCTCTACTTTTTTCTCTTCCTGTTTTTTCTGGCAAAAATTCTTAAGTTCTAAAGCAAGATTTAAAGTATCATCAAAAGTCTCTGCCTCTTTAATCCTATCATATAACTCCCTCTCCTCATCAGAAAATTCAATATCCTCAAAAGAACCAATCTTAGCATCAAGATTAATACGATCAGGAAAACTAAATTCACTTAAATCTTTATCAATCTCAAAAAAATCTTCACTATGTAACTGACTATATCCATGATAAAAAGTTTTATTCAATCCATTATACTTACGCTTCATCAACTTCTCAATCCTCACATCCTCAATAATGTTTACAAAGGCATGAGGAACATATCTATAATCATCTTCATTAATCCAATCCCTGAAAGGGGTAAAGAGAGCATGACCTACCTCATGAGCAACCAATGTATCATATACATTATTGGCTGTAATCTTCCAAATAGGTAAAGTTAATACACGACTCTCAACATCAAATTGAGATGTCTCAACTTGCTTATGCTCTACAACTAAATTCTCTGTAGCAAGCAATCTAGCAAGTTTTCCTTTAATATCGTGGTACATGTAAACCTCTTGTATGTACCTATTATACTGAAAAAGGAAGTCCTAAAACTTCCTAGTGGACACTTTGTTAACCGTCACCTGAACTCTTAGTAGCATATGAGAACCCACCCTTCTTTGTAAATTCTACCACAGTATTAAACTTATCCAACATATCAGCCTTATGGGAGATCACAAAAATATTAGCATCCTTTACAACATACTTAATAATTTTAATAAACTCATCAGTACCAAACCCATCTAAAGATGAATCAAATACCTCATCCATAATAAGAAGATTAGTATCAGCAGAATTTTTAAATCTAGCAACCTCTCTCCATGTGAAGAGAAGTGCTAGATCGATACGCATTTTCTCACCCTCCGAAAAAGATGAATAAGAGAACCTATCGTGTATTGGATTTTGAATAGTCTCGTTAAACTCTTCATCCAAATGGAAATTAATATAAAAATCCATCATCTGAAGATAACGGTTAACTTGCTGATTAATAAGAGGTAGATATTTTTTAATTATCTTGCCCTTTACTCCTCCATCTTTCAGGAGAGAGTATGCAAAGTCACTATAATTTATCTCCTCAGTTTTTGTTGCAAGTTGATCAAATACAACTTCCAGTTCTCCTTTAAACTTTTCTAATTTCCCATGCTCAGTATTTCTGTTTGCAAGGTTGTCGGCAAGAGTTTGAATTTCTTGTTGAAGATCTCCTGTCTGTCGCTGTAGTCCAGAAATTTGAACATTGTTTTGAGAAATGTCATATGTTAGGGTTGAAATCTCCTTAGTGAGTGTAGTGAATTGACGCTCTCGGTCAGTCTCTAAATCTATAGACTCCTCCAGCTTTTTGTAGCCTTCTTTGAGTTCCTTTGCTCTATGTTGAGCGTCATCAATTCTATTTAACCTAAACGATTCTTCTATATCTTGGCTGCATGTAGGACATACCGTATTGTCTGTGAAAAACTTATGTTCTTTTGTAATCCTTGATACTTTATTAGATATCTTAGTCTTTAAAGAACCTAGTTTTACCAAGCGATCTGGAGCATCTACTACAGTTTCTAATTGTGTTTGAACGCTGTCTAAATTATTGTTTAAGGATTCATTTTTCTTTAATAATTCATCAACTTCTAGGGCAATTGTGTTAACTTTCTTTTCTCTCTCTTCTAAATTTTGCCGACCTCTAATTTCCAACTCTTCAATAAATTCTCCCTGCATTTTTACCTTCTCTTTTAGAGTAGTTTTTTTATACTCCAAAGTTCTTACAGAATCTTTAACCTCTCTAATTTGTTCTTTAACAATATTATTCATTGCAGAAAAAATACGAATATCTAAAAGATCCTCAATAACTTCTCTACGATTAGGAGCACTCAATTGCATGAAAGGTACAAAGTTACTACTACCCAGTATTACAATTTGAGTAAATGATTTAAAATTTAACTTAAGTATCTGATCTTCTAAAATTTTCTGATTGACTCTATCATCTGCTTCCTTATTCCGCATTGCACCATCAATCTCAATATCAAATATGTTCGGCTTGATACCTCTCCTTATTAAATATTCTCTAGGTCCAACAGAGAATTCAATCTCTACAAGACATCCCTTCTCATTAGTAGTATTAACTAACTGAGGTTTATTAATTTTTCTAAATGGTTTATTAAACAACACAAAGCACAGAGCATCCAACACAGTGGATTTCCCTGCACCATTAGTACCTACAACAAGTGTAGTACCTTCTGCATCTAAGATCATCTCTGTCCATCTATCACCAGTGGACAAGAAGTTCTTCCATTTAATCTTCTTGAACTGGATCATCTGGTTTCGGAGGAATCACGAAATCGTTAGAAGTGATAACGCAATACTTATAATTATACACCTCACACGCTTTTATTGCAACATCTTCATCAACTTCTACAACTTCCATACCAAGCTCACCATTCTGAAGTAACTGCATCACATATCGTTCTGCATCATCCTCCTCTTCAAATAAAAATAAAACTTTCTCTCCAGAATTATCCTTTACAGCATAAGCTCCTTCACGCTTACCCTCTTCAGTTAGGAGCCACATCACTCCACCTCACATGCCTGTGTGTAAAGTCCATCAATA